CGACTGGAAAAAGCAATACGAATACGACGTGCGAAAAGGAATCCAGCCGTGGTAGAGCAACGCAAAGACCGGCGGAAGATCATCGGCCTTGCTGTGGCTGCTGCAACTGCGATTGCCATCCCTGCCGAAGGATTAAGGCAGTTCGCCTATTACGACCCGCCGGGCATCCTGACCGTGTGCTACGGTAGCACGACGGACGTGCAGCGCGGAAAGAAATACAGCCTTGAGGAGTGCAAGGCACGGCTCGATAAGGACATGCTCAATGCTATCAATCAGGTCGAACGTTGTCACCCTGGCTTGCCAGCAAACGTGCTGGCAGCTTTCGGGGACGCTGTCTATAACATCGGCCCAACCGTCGCTTGCAACAGCACCGCCAGCCGAATGCTGGCTGCGGGTGACATCGAGGGGGCGTGTAATCAGCTCCCACGGTGGAACAAGGCAAAGGTCATGGGCAAGCTGGTCGAGCTTCCCGGACTGACGAAACGCAGGGTGGAGGAACGCGAATTGTGCTTGGGGGTGATTTGATGTGGCGCGTCTACGTTCCGTTGGCTGTGATCGTGGTCACAATCGTGTGGGGGCACGGGTACTTCACAGGGCGCAATTTTGAGGCACAGGATTTTGCAGAGTACAAGGCTCAGATCAAGGCCGAAATGGCCGTGCTTGAGCATAAGAACGAAGAGCAACGGAGGCAGTATGACAAAATATCGGCGAATGCGAATGCAGGGTTTGTGCAGGCGGAAGCTGCTCATGCTGCTGGTGCTGGCCGTATCCGGGTGCGGCAGTGTCCCGGCGGTGGTGCAAAAGTGCCCGCCGCTGCCCATGTTGCCGGAGAGCCTGGCGCGGCATCCGCAGAACGGCGACTTGATTCCGAACGAGATGAAGCCCTATCTGTCTCCGCCGAGCGGTGCGAGGAAATCGCAAACAGGGCAGTAATGGACGCCGCCCAGGTGCTACACTTGCAGGCGTTTTACAATGGGATTCGCGCCGCTTACGGGGTAGATGAATACCCATAAATTCCACACAACGCGCCCAGAAGACTGCGGTTACAGCGTGTTCGATTCCGGCCCCGCGCACCAGTGAAGTTTCTCCAAGTTTCGACCAAAACAAAAAACAGCGAAAAAATAAGAGGTTATTGAGTCAAGGTTTCGTCGGGTTACACTGCAAAGCGAAAGTTTTGAAAGTGAAATTCCCCAAAAATTCCCCGACGAATTCCCCATATGGCCTCGATTACGAAAACTGCGCGTGGGTATCGCGCCCAGGTGTATGTGCATGGACAGCGCGATTCCGGAACATTCCAGACACGACGTGAGGCTTCTGCGTGGGCTTCGGCGCGGGAAACGCAGTTTCGTGAGACACAGGCGCAAGACCCTGGGCAACGGGTGACGCTGGCTGAGGTGATGTTGCGCTACGTTGACGAGGTGTCGTGCGGCAAGCGTGGGGAGCTGGGAAAGCAAGGCCACCACGTAGCCGATGGCGACGTTGGCCCAGGCTTCGAGCATGGACTGGACGCGGTTTTGCATCAACTTGCCTCCTGCTGTTTGGCTTCAGCCTTGAGCGCGGCGTAGGCGATGCAGTCGTCGGCGCTGTCCAGATGGAAGCCGGGGCGCTGCCACTGGCGCACGTCCTTGAGAATCTGCAAGAGCAGCCAGCCCTCGGCCTCGGTCATATCGCGGCCGGTCACGATATTGAACGCGGCCACGCACTTGCCCATACTGCGCTCGCCATCGGGCTTGTCGTACTGCTTGCCGCGCTCGTCCATGATGTCGGCGGCCCGGCGCAGGTAGTCGGTTGCGGTGGTCATTTGCTCCCCTTTCGCTTCATTGCTTCGAGTAGTAGGTCTTGCACCTCGCGCTTCGACTCGCGGCGGGCCATGACAAGCTCGTCCACGGTGTCTGCTGCGACGATGTGATGGATGAACACCGGGCGGTCGTGCCCGGCTTGCGCCTGGCGGGTGGGGCCAATGCGCTCGATGATTTGCTGGAACTCTTCGAGGTTCCAGTTGTGGCCGAAGAACGCCAGGATGTTGCCGCCGTCCTGCAAGTTCAGGCCGTGGCCGGCGCTGGCCGGGTGGGCGAACAAGACCGGGATCTTCCCGGCGTTCCAGTCGCGGATGGTTTGCGGGTCTTTGTCCAGGGCGCGGCCCTTGGGAAAGGCACGCTGCAGGCGGGCGAGGTCACTCTTGAAGTGGTAGGCCACCAGCACCGGCATGCCGGCCGCTTCCTCGATCACGTCCTCAAGCGCTTGCAGTTTGGCGTCGTGGATGTCGGCGAAGGCACTGCACGTGTCGTCGGTGTAGATCGCGCCGTTGGCGAGTTGCAGGCACTTGATCGTCTTGCTGGCCGCGTTGAAGGCTTCCACCTCGGTGCCGCATTCCAGCGCGAGGAACATTTCGCGTTCCATGTCCTTGTAGAGGCGCCGGGCCTTGGCTGGCAGTTCCACGCGGATGACGTTCACGATGGGCTCGGAAATGTCGAAATAGTCGCGGGCATCGAGCGAGAGGCAAAGGTCGCGCATCCTGTCCTCGATCTGCTCCTGGGCGAAGGGCAGCGGGTCGAGGCGCGTAGCGTGGCGGTCACTGCCCACCTGGATGGATTGGAACCACCGGGCCTTGAATGCCTCGAAGCTGCGCCCCAGGCGCACGCCCTTGTCCAGGAACCACGCCTGCCCCCACAAGTCCTGCAACCCGTTCGGGCTGGGCGTGCCGGTCAGTTCGATGAATCGGTCGACCTTGCAATGGGCGACGCGGGCGAGCGACTGCGCGCGCACCCCGCCTTGGCGCAGGCGGAAGGACTTGAGCTTCGTGCTCTCGTCGGCCACCACTTTGCGGAACGGCCACTTGTCGCCGAAGTGCTCGACCAGCCACGGCAGATTGTCGTAGTTGGTGGCGTAGATCGTGGCCGGCCGCTTGAGCGCGGCGCGTCGTTCCTCGGGCGTGCCGACGACGGCCGACACTTCTACGTTGCGCAGGTGCTCCCACTTCTTCGCCTCGTCCGGCCAGGTGCTTGCGGCCACGCGCAGCGGGGCCAACACCAGGGTCGGGCCGGGCTCGGTGATTTCCAGGATGTCCAGGCCGGTGAGCGTGCCCACGGTCTTGCCCATGCCCATGCCGGCCCAAGTGGCGCACCGCTTGTTATCGAGCATGTGCTCGATGATGGCGTTCTGGTATTCGCGGGGGGTGAAGGCTTGGCGGGTCACTGTTACACCAGATCTGCGGCGGGTTCAGCAGCAGGCTGCAAACGGTAGTCGTGAGCCCAGCAAGGGGGGGTCTCGGGCGCGGTAACTGCGTTGGGGCGCAGCGGCATGATTACCCCCACGAAGTTCTCGTCGGCTAGGTCTAGTAGCGCGCCATCGTTGCCGTTGAAACCAATGGCCGCGAGGTGCGGGCCTTTTCCGCCGTGCAGAATCGACCAGGCTTTCGCCAGGGTGCCGGTAAAACGTGGGTCAAACTGCGCAGGCTGGCCCGACACTTTGGACGGGATCACACGCCGAAAATCGGGGAACGTGCCGTCCAAGGTTTTGCCGCTCATGGATAAGCCGGCATAAGTAAGCGTGACCGGGCGGGCATTCGACACTGGCACCTCTTCGCCCTTGCCGTTGTCTTTGGTTTCCAGTTCTCCGATGGTGATTTCCACCAGGCCGGTGGGCTTGATCGGCTTGAGCAGATCGTTGGGAATGATGATGTTCGTCAGCGGTGCGTCGACGTCCGGTTGCTCGCTTTCTACGCGGAAGCATCCGAGCATTGCGCCATCGGTGGCAACGAGGCGAGTTTCCTTGCGGCCGATTTCCAGATTGATGCCGTTCAGGTAGTAGCGCACGTCCTTGTCGGCAGCGAACAGCTTGAGCACGGCGATGGCTTCGGCGCGCACGGTCAGTTTAATTTCCATGGTGGTTTCTCCCTATCTGTTTTCGAGGTATTCGAAGCCGACGCCGGCTTCCAGGAACATGGCCGAGGCGCTGCGCATGTCGTCGGCCCAGCGCTCGCCGAATCCCTCGGCAGGCATCTGCGCCACCACGCGGGCGAGGCCCGACTGGATCAGCTTCGCCGCGCAGCGTGCGCACGGCGGGTGGGTCACGTAGATGGTGCAGCCCTCGACCGAGCGGCCGGCGAACAGCAGCGCGTTTTCCTCGGCGTGGATGGTGCGGCGCAGCTTCTCGTCGCGGTCGAACAGGGCCTCGTCCGAATCGCAAACCGCGCGCGGAAAACCGTTGAAACCGACCGACACAATGCGGTTCTTGCTATCGACGATCACGGCGCCCACGCCCGTGCTCGGGTCTTTGCTCCATGTGGCGACCAGATTCACCAGGCCCAACATGCGACGATCCCACTTGCTCATGCCAACACCTCGTCCACACCCTCGAAGGAATCGACGACCTCGACGCGCTGGCCCATGTGGCGCATGCGCTCGTGCTCGCGGATTTGATGCGGCCGGCACTTCTCGCCGGGCGCCTTGAGTTCAATAAAGATCACTCGCGCGTTGAGCAGGCCGGGCAACATGACGATGCGGTCGGGCGCACCGTTGCGACCAATCCACCGCAGCTTCCGGCACTCGCCGCCCAAGGCTTTCGTCCGCTCGATGAGATACTTTTCAATCTGTGATTCGCGCATTTAGATAACCCCTCCCTGGTGCAGTTGGCGCTTTGCCGTGACATAGGCGTGGCTTGCTTCCTCCACGGTCTTGAACGTGCCGAGGTGGTGCTGCTTGCCGTTGGTGAAAATGCGGGCACGAAAGCGGTCTTTCGCGTCGGCCTTGGAAACACCCAGCGCGCCGGTCTTGTTGCCGGATTGCGCGCGGGTCTGGTTCTGTTGGTTCAGGCTGCGCGTAACATCGCGCAGGTTCTCGATCCGGTTGTCGTAGCGGCTGCCGTTGATGTGGTCGACCTCACCCTTGGGCCATTCGCCGTGGATCAGCAACCGGGCGAGGCGGTGCGCAAGGTAGCGAACACCATCCACGCGGATGCTGATGTAGCCGTGGCCCGTGACCGTGCCAGCCGGGGAACCATTGGGAGCACAGCCCCGCGCCGCCTTCCACGTGAAGATGCCGGTGGCCGGGTCGTAGGCCAAGAGCGAAGCAACGCGCTCCCTGTTCATGCTGAAACCTCCCAGGCGCGGCGTGCGGCATATTGCAGGGAATTGCCGGCGCGGCGATACAAGCCGAACAGGCGCAGGGCAATGAGGATTCGGTTCACGTCGTGCCTCCTACTCTTTTCTGTACCGATAGGCTTCAAAGCCGGCCGCAGCGAGCGGCAGGTTTTCGGCCCAGGTGGGGGTGGTTGCCATCAGCCCGGCCAGATGGCCGGCGTTGAATTCGTCGCGGTCGTCGGCTTCGGTGATGTTCTCGTCATGCACCGACAGCACGATCTGGTAACCGTGCGCCTCGATGGCCGGCATGTTCCCGGCGAGCACGTCGCGGCTTGCGGCCTGGGTCACGTTCTCGGCCAGCTTGCCGCCGTAGGTTTTCAGTCGGCACCATTTGCGGCTGTACTGGTTGATGCCCATGTACGAGAGCTTCCCGGCTTCATCCACCTGGGGGCTCGGGTAGCAAAGGAAGCGGCCGGACGGCAGGCGGATGCGCAGCCAGGCGCCGTCGCGGCGCAGCTTGAGCATGCGGCAGGTGAAGGTCACGCCGGGCCGCGACACGGCGAGCACGGCGGCTTCCTGCAAGTCCTTCCAGAATGAGGCGATGGCCGGGTGGCCGTAGCGCCACGCGCGCTTGAACGAGTCGCACACCAGCCAGGCGCGGTCGGACAGGCCGAAGGTCGGGCGCTTGTTGAGCTTCGTCCATGCCAGCGCGCTGTTGGCCTCGTTGAGGATGGGCTGCGGGATAGATTCGATGGCCTGTTCGCCCATGGCTTCGAGGTCGATGCTGTATGCGGCCGCGAAGGTGAGGAAGGCACCGACCCCGCCTTCGTAGCCGAGGGCGAGTTCCTGCACCTTGCCGACCTGGCGGTTGTCCTTGCTCACGGCCTCGGGCTTGATGCCGAACGACTTGGCATAGGCCAGCTTGTAGAGGTCGTGGCCCATGCGGATGGGCTCGCCCTTCGCGTCGAGTTCCAGGGCGATGGGCTGGCCGGTCAGCACGGCGTGGGTCATGGCCGTGCCGGTGTGCCACTCGCCGTCCAGGCCCTTGCAAGTATCGAAGTCGCGGAAGGCTTGCATCTTCCATTCCTCACCAGCGAGCCAGGCGAGCACGCGGCCTTCGATGTTGGAGAGGTCGGCGACCACCAGCTTCTTGCCCTTGGGCGCGACGATGCACCCCCGGATTGCGCTGCTGGTCAGTTCCATGACGTTGGCGAACAGCAGATCCTCGCAATTCGCTTTCAGGGCTTCGATGCCCTGGTCGATCTTGTCTTGCTTGAGCACCGGGCGCGGCAGGTTTTGCGGCTGGAACAGGCGGCCCGCCCAGCGGCCGGTGCGGCTGGCGCCGTTGAATTGCAGCGTGCCGCGCAGGCGGCCGTCGCTGCTCACCGCCTTGGCGAGGGTCTTGTACTTGCTGGTGCTGGTGGTACTGGCCTGCAACCGGATGGCGAGCAGTTCGCGCAACTCGGCCGGCAGGTCGGGGTCGGCAATGCGCCGCTCCAGCGTGCTCTGCTGCATGTCCGGCAGGTCGATGCCGTAAGCTGCGACCAGGTGGCGC